CTTAGCCTGGTCAACTAATATCGGCAAAACCGATAGTTTCACACAATCATGTTGTTGTTTCAGTTATCATACGTTTTGAATGAGAATGTTAAGAAGATTAAAGAGCAATTGGCCCCAGTCAACAACGGAGGCACCTGGGAATTGGGCATTTATCAACAACCCACCTACGTGCAACACGGCATCGACTGGCGAGGCGAATTTGCTAGATTGAAAAGAGACGGTTTTTTCCACATCAACTCCATAACACGCTGGCACATTGCGGCTGTTGGAGTGGTCTTAGTTTGTATAAGACCGGCCTGGACTCTGGCCAAATGGTGGTGGAGAGGATTCGTTAAGAAATGGACCCAGCGTATTATTACTTTCGCTGTTGACAAGTTTAGAGTACCACCGCGTAATAAGATCCATGAGTTAAGAACATCATTTCGCAACAGCACATTGCCGAAAATTAGTGCTGGCGACCCAACACATTCACATCCTGCGAGCGCTGCCTGGAGGTCTAGTTGCATGACCCTAGCCCAGACGTTTGCACGCAAAGTTGGGATGCTGCCATTTAGTTATCAAGGTAGCACCATTGATGTTCGTGATGGCATAGATTATTCGCGGGATTACCATTGGGCTAAAGATGTATTAGTTCCATCAAAACTTGCCAACATCCAAGATGATCATTTAGTTGTAATTGTTGATGTTGATTATTATCTTGAATTACCAGAATTCCTGTTGTCGACGGATCAGCCAGTTCTTTTATATACGTTCCAACCACATGTTGTAGCCACTAGTAAGGGCGAGTTTGCTTTCTGCTTTGATAGAGATAATGAAGTCCATTACTCTGTAAGCGGAGGTGCTAATTACCATCATAAGGTTTGGAATTATGGCGTGGACGTGCTAACGGTGTGGAGTTGGTGGAAGGCCAAAACATTTCTTGTCGAACGCAGACAAGCAAATGAACACCATGAGTATGTCCTTTTGATACCCATTGGAACATGGAATGGACCAGCAGCTTGGTTTGCCCGGTGCTTACATACAGATGTGTTACAACATTTGGAAGTTTGCCAAGGAGACTTCGCAGTTATGGACGTTCAAGATAAGAAAAACATCATGCGCAGCATCGCAAGAATTGAAGAATACAATTGTGCTACAATCCCAATTGATGTATTCCAACAAATCGCCGCTGTCGTACGCAATTCCTCAGTTAAAGTAGGAAATGCAACAGTTCAATCTTGGTTAGATAATAATAAGGAACAAGCGGTCGCTCTCGTTGATTATTTCCACAGCGTAGGCATGATGCATAAACCAATGATGGTTTATCCAATGTCAAAAGGAATTCGTAAATACCAATTAGTGCAGAAAATCAGTGATTTTGAACCTGATCATAAAGCGCTCATGGTACCTTTTATGAGTCCCGTTTTACCATTGGCTTTCGTGCCAGCTAGAGGAAGAAACAATGAGGCTGCGGCCATCGAAGGAAGAATTAAGGAGCCAGCAATTGATTCAGAAGCGTTGCAAAAGAGAACCAGCGTGTTACCCAGCAAGAAACTGATTGGATACATGGTGGAGTTTGTTGATTTGTTAGTGCCAATAAAACATCAAGGGCATCCCGTTGATTTAGATGAAGTTTCCGAAAGGCAGAATCGTCCATCACAGCAACTCCAGTTGGCACAAGCCGACGGGATGGCTGCTATTGTGGATGATAGAAGTAAAACCTTTTTGAAAGCTGAACCTTATCAGAAACTGAGTGATCCTCGGATTATTACTACTTATCCAACCATCACAAAGCGGGAGTACTCAAGATATATTTACGCACTATCAAAACATATTTCAAAATTCTCATGGTATGCTTTCGGGAAAACCCCCCGACAAATAGCACACCAAATTGCGCAGATGTGCAGCAGAGCTAAAATCTCAATTAGTTGTGCTGACGCTGTGAGACAGGATGGCCATGTCTCATCTATTGCACGGGACCTTGAGCGGATGATTTTGGTCGCATATTTTGATTTGGAACACCTCCCAGAAGTGACTCAGTTGCATGAGTTGCAATATGGGTGTCGGGCCGTAACTACTGAAGGCTTGAAGTATATGTTGGATTTCCACAGGGGAAGCGGTTCACCAGAGACTGCCTCCTTTAATACTGTATTAACCAAATTTTGCGATTATGTTGCACGCCGTAACGAAAATTCTACCATCGAAGAAGCCTTTAACGCTGATGGATTATTTGGAGGAGATGATAGTGCAGCGACAGATGTAAATGGAGCAGCACTTGAAGTGGCTGGAGCCTGGGTTGGACAGCGCATTGAAAATGTTGAATTTTTGAGAGGAGAAACAGGAGTCAACTTTTTGTCAAGGTTTTATGACGATAAAGTATGGTTTGGGGATGAGAATAGCACGTGCGACATTGCTAGAGCTTTAGCCAAGTTGCACGTTACTGCCCATCTCAATGGCCTGACACCCCTGGAAAAACTCGCTCAGAAATTAGCAGGATATGCACTGACGGACTCAGAAACACCAGTGTTTGCTGAAGTAATAAGAGCAGCGAGGCGTGTAGGTTTACCAATCCCAATTGAACTACACAGAGAGATCTCAAGCTGGTGGAGCAGGTTCGAGCTGGATGAGAATTGGCCAAATGCGTGTCGAGATGAAGCCGACGTCATAAATAGACTGTTGGGACCCGTCGACACGCAGCCACTTTTCAAATATCTCGATGACTGCAAGACACCTGATGATTTGCTCAAAATGCCTTGTATTATAAATTTTGACGTTGTGATTAAAGGAAATGCTACGAGATTGGCAGTAGTTGATGACCAAGTCATCGAACCCAATCCCAAAGCAATTCCCGCATTAAATGATGAATATTTGAACAAATTGGTAATGAGCCATAACGCTACCGACCTTAAAATAGCTTTTGGCCCAAAGAAAATTGACATGTGCTGGAACTTTGTCGATGGTAATTGTAAGGACAGGATGTGCAAGCTCCAACATTTGCAAATTTGCAGAGCTTACCTGGACAACAAATGCCAAAGACAACAGTGCAAATTCCAACATGTCAAACGTTCCGCGGGGCCAATTGTTGGGCCCCGTCCATGACTTGGTTGCAGATAACCGAGTTGTTCAATTTCGCATCACACATGCAAGTCAACGTCAACGTTTACTATATGCCTACTTACTACCAAACCATTCGCCACCCCACATCAAACCCACCATTCACCATAAGAGTACCAATCGAAAATGGTGAAAATCCTCGAGGTCTTACAAGGAAAAGGAAGCGTGTCCATCGCAAACCAGAAGAAGAAGAGACGAAAGAACAAGAAGAAGAAGAAAAGCAACCAGTCTGCAGACATCCCAATGACTCAGCAACTGGTTGGTGTGGCTGCCGCTACCAAGAAAGGGCGGCGCAGGTCTGCCCGTGCCAGAGGTGCCAGGCAGTCTTTGCATCCCACTACCCAAGCTTATCTTCAGACACTTAATGATCCGTTTAAACACGGGGGTGTACGCATTGGATTCGGTTGCATGATTCCAACGCAGACTACCATGTGTTATGTGAAAGGAAGTTTTACCGTCAGTACGATTGACGGCTCCTTTCGTCTTAATGCATTCCCATGGTGCACATCCGCAACTAACAACGGAGCAATTTTGTCTATCTCTAATAATGGTGCTGCTAGCACACCTACTTATGCCACGATATTGTCTTCTAATGTAACTAATGTAAACAGCTCATTCAATTTTGGCCGCGTCATCTCCGGTGGTGTCCGAGCCTTCGTACGTTACCCACAAACATCCCAAGGAGGAATCATTAACTCTTACTCCCTACCACTAAATTCCACTGTTGGAACAACCCAAGCTATCAACACCAATCTCAGTTTAAACCAGGCTGTCACTACCAGCCAAGATGAGGTTACCATTCTTTATAGGCCAACTGACTATAACGATATGGAATTCTCACTTCTCAACAACGCCGCATCGAATGTATCTCTTGGAAGTTGGCAAGGGTACATTGACGGTGTTGGGTACCCTACGGGTGCCATGGTTTACTATGAGGTTGTGTTTCATGTTGAGGCTTACACTACCACCAGTACTGCTTCAGTCACTGATCTTGCTCAAGAGACGAATTGGCCCACGTTAGCTGATGTGCATGCTAACGTTGAGTCAGCTATGTCTACCATCCGCTCCTATTTGACACCAGAAGTCATCGAGGGAGCATCGAACTTGTTCAATGAATGGAATAGTGGACCATCTAACCGGAAAACAGGAGGATTCTTCGCTTGATTGTAACTATCGTGTTGTTTGTTGTTCGCTTTCAC